GCCCGCGCCTTGCCGAGCTGGAGCGAAAGGTCGGCCTCCTTGGCCGCCGCCTGGTCCTTCTGGAGCTTGAGCCTCTCCTCGTCGAGCTTGGCCTGCGCCTTGGTCCGCTCCTCTGCCGAATGGGCGAGGTCGAGCTGCTTCTGCGCCGCCGCGACGATCGCTTCCTGCTCTTTCAGGACGTCGCCCTTGCCCTTGGCCTCCTGTTCGAGGTTGGCGAGCTTCTGCCTCTCGATCGCGTCGCCGCCGGCCTGCTTGTCGAGCGCCTTTTGCCGCTTGTCCTCGAGCTCGCCCAAGGCGTCCTCGGCCTTCTGGCGATCGGCGGGGGAAAGGTCGAGCGCCTCGATGTTGCCGGCTTCCTGGGCGCGCCGGCCTGAATTGACGCCGCCGTTGTCGCGCTCGTGCGCGCGGATCGCGCCGGCGATGCGGCCCTCGTCGCCGCTCTGCGCGGCCTGGGCGACGTCGGACGGCAGGCGCCCGTAATTGTACGCCATGGAGGTGAGCGAGGCGCGGGCGCGGTCGGAAATCTTGCCCCAGGCGTCGCCGACCTGCTCGGCCGCCTTGGACGCGAATTCGGCGGTGCGCCGGGCGAGGTCGCGCTCGGCGTCCTCTTTCGTCGTCGTGTCGCCCTCTTGCACCGAACGCACGCGGCCCGAGGCGTCGGTCGTCGTGTCGGAGCCGTAGCCGACCCGGTAGTGATTGACGTCCCAATAGGCCTGCGACCGGTAGCCCTCGAAGTGGCGGATCAGCGCCTCGGCCGAGCCGGTCGGCCCGGTCGCAGACTGGGCGGGCCCGTTCCCGACGCCGCCGCCGGCGGCCGCGACGCCGGCGAGGCCCTGCTGCAGGGTCTCGATCTTCTTCGTCAGCTCGTCGACGCCGTCGGCCGCGCCGTTGATCGAATCGAGCACCTCGTCGAAGCGCCGCTTCAGCGTGACCGCCGCCTCGGAGGCCTTGCCGATCTGCTCCTCGGGCGCCTTGCCGCGGCCCCAGATCGCGTCGATTTCCTTCTGGCCGCCCTCGACGATCGCCTTGATGTCGTCGATTGTCTTTTTCCAGACCTCCTTGACGCTCTCGGCGGGCTTGGCCGCCTCCTTGGCCGCGTCGCCGCCACCCATCCACGACGGGATGGGAATGGTCGGGCCAATCTTGTCGAGCCAGCCCTGCACCGTCGCGAGCGAGCTGTCGATCGCCTCGAAGGCCCGCTCGATGATCTCGGCCAGCACCACGATGTCGGTCGTGACCCCGGCGATGAGCGATTCCAGGATCTGGAAGGCCTCGGCCAGCAGGTGCACGATGCCGTGCAGCTCGCCGCCCGGCCGGATCGCCCGGGAGAAGGCCTCGGCAAGGGCGGTCAGAAGCTTGATCGCGCCGTCGATCGCGTCGTTGAATTCGCCGTAGATCGCGACCCCGTCGCCTTCAAGCGCCGCGCCGAGCTCGGTTCCGGCGCGGTGGGTCGCCTCCATCGCGGCGACCATGTTCTCCGAGAGGGCCGTCCCGGTGCGCTCGGCGACGGCGCGCCATTCGTCGATCGCGTCGCGCCCCTGGCTGAGCAGTGGCAGCATTTGCAGGCCGGCGCGGCCGAACAGCTCCATCGCGGCGGCGGTGCGCTCGGCCCCGGCCGGCAGTTTTGCGAAAGCGTCGGCGAGGACGCCGAGCTGCTCCATCGTCGGCTTGCCGCGCAGGTCGTCGAACGACAGGCCGAGCGTGTCGAGGGCGCGCTTGGCGGGCTTGGTCTCCTCGACCAGGTTGCGCGCCATGCGCGAGAATTGCGTCTCGAGCTGGTCGAGGCTCGCCCCGGACACCTTGGTGACCAGGGAGAGCGCGCCGACCTCTTCGGTCGAGACGCCGAGGATTTGCGAGGCGCGCTCGGTCTCGAGCCCGAGCTCGGCCATGTGCTCGACGAATTCCTTGATCTCGTCGATGGCGAAGGCGGCGGCGACGACCTCGGCCACTTCGGCCAGGCCGGATTTGAGCGACCGGATCGGCAACAGCGCGCCGGTGATCGCCTCGCGGATGGTGTCGAAGACGCTCTGCGCCTCGCCGCCCTCTTTCGCCGCCTGGCCGACGCCGCGCATCTCGTCCTTGAGATCGCGCACGTGGCCCTTGGCCTGGGCGAGGGATTCGGCGGCGGCGTTGAACCTGTCGACGAATTCGGCGGAGGCCGAGGCGCCGGCCTTGAGCCCCTCGTTGGCGAGCGCCGAGAGCTCGCGCGTGAGCGCGCGCACCTCCGCGTTGGCCTTGGCCATCGCGGCCTCGAGCGCGCCGGTGTCGGCGCCGAAGGTGACGTAAACGTCGCCCGACATGGCGTCCTTTGGGGGTTGATGGGGAAGGGCGGCTTGCGGGCGGGCCGCCGAGCCGGGCGCGACGGCCGACGGCCTCTGCCCCGCTATGTTGTGGCGCTTGGAAAAACTTCGGCCGCCGGCGGGGCCTCTGTGGGGGCCCAATAAGGCGCGCAACCGCGCAACCGCCGCCTAGCGGATCACCCCGCCGGGGAAGTCGCGCGCGAGCGAACGCCCGCCCCCCGCGGCGGGGCGCCCTTCGACGGGCTCAGGGCGCCGGCCCGCGGCCGGCGCCCTGTAGCCCATGAAGGCGGCGGCGAGCCAATGCACCGGCGGGCGCAAGCGCCACTCGGCCTGGAAGGCCTCGAACAGCGGAAAGGTCATCTGATCGAGGACCTGGTCGGCGGTCCAGCCAGTCGAGGCGCAGGCGTAGGCGATCAGCCCGGGCCAGTCGATGCTTTTCCCGCCGAATCCGCCTCCTCTTGCGAGGCGGCCTCGCGCAGGCCGAGGGCGACCGCCACCGCCGGGACGGCGGAGACCATTTCGCGCGCGGTGATCGGCAGCTCGTCGAACTGCTCGCGGCTGAGCTTGTCGCCCTCGGCCGCGTGCTGGGTCGCGGCGTAGACGCAGTCGGCCAGCCGGTCGAGATCGGCCTCGCCGACCCGGATCACGTTGGCGGAGCCGAGCTCGGCGAGCGCCGCCCATAGGTCGAGCAGCTTCGGCTGCAGGCCCTTGACCACGCGCCAGGGCAGCGGCGCGAGGTCCCATGTCTTGCCGCCAAGGGTCACTTTCATGCGCGAACGCGCTCCTTAAAGGTTGGCTGCCCGACGCCGGCGCTGTCCCGGCTTGGTCACGGCCGCGCGAGCTCATGCCCTTCGCGCCGTCCAGGTCTTCCCCGGGCTTTTTTGGCGAAAGCGGGATCAGAACGTGTCGGGGAAGTTGTAAGTCCCGATCGACCCGGCCGCGTTGGTAAACAACGAGAACTGGAAATCCGGCATCGAAAAGTCTTCGAGCTTGGTCGAGAAGTCGAAGTCGGTGCAGACGGCGTTCCAGAATTGCCCGGTGAACACGCCGTTATTGGTCGGGTCGACGCCGGTGAAGTTGATCCCGAACGTGAGCGTCGGGCCGATCAGCGCCTGCGGGACCACGATGTTCTGCCCGGCCGAGCTGTTGGTCCAGTTGTAGGAGATGATCACCGCGACGCCCTCGTCGGCGGTGTCGAAGGTGTAGACGCCGGTCGACGTGTTCAGGCTGTATTGCCCGGCGGCGGCGACCGAGGCGACCCGCTTGAACGGCAGGCCGGTCGCGGCGTAGATGACGCCGAGGTCGGCGGCGAAATGGGCCGCGTTGGCCACCGTCACCGTATAGGGGCCGGCGCCGGGGACGCTGTCGGCCTCGTAGGCGGTGGTCGTCATGCCGGCCGCGACCGTGCCGCCGAAATAGATGGCGTTCAGCACATTGGCCGAGAAGCGGGCGACCTTGGCCTTGCCGGTCCATTTGCGCGTGCCGGCGCCGATGGCGAGCGGGTCGCGATATTGGCCGAACAGCTCCTTGACCGTCGACTTGGCGGTGATCTGGCCCTCCTGCAGAAGGCCGATGTTGATCGGGCTCGGGGTCGAGCCCGAGGGCGTGATGGTCATCACGCCGGAGCCGAACATGTACATGGGTCGGGTTCCTCGGTTGGAAGAGAGCGCCAGCGGCGGCGCGGTTGGCGTAGCGGCTTGAGGCGGCCATTGCCGGTCGGCCGCCGCTGGCGGCGCCCCTCGTCCCTTCAGCGGGGAGAGACGGGGAGGGGACGAGAGGCTTAGGGCAGAACGAGCTTGATCGGCATGACGGCCAGGCCCTGGCCGAGCTTGTCGCCCGGGGCCTGGATCACCTCGCCGTCGATGGTCACGGAAAAGACGAGGCCGCCCAAGGTGCAGCGGCCGGTCACCGGGTCGTCGGGCTTGAGCGCCGCGTCGATCGCGTCCTTGATCGGGTTCAGGACCGCGTCGGGAACAGCGTTCGGGTCGCCCCCGACGTTGACATAGGCGATCGCCAGCGCGGTCAGGGTGCGGCGCGGTGGGGCCGAAGGCGACTGCCGGTGATAGTCCTCGTGGCGGACGACGAGGGCCAGCGCCGAGCCGCCGGCCGGCGCGAGGGTCTCGGGGCTCGCCAGCCGCCGCGTGGCGGCCGAGAAGGCGTAAGCGCCGGTCAGGCGCGAGAACAGCGCCTCGATCGCCTGCTCGCGGGTGGCGGGCATGGATTGCTCCCGTGACGGCGGCTCAGACGGCGCCGGCGGCGGCCTCTTTGACCGTGCGCTCGATCAGGTCCCGGAGCTCGCCCTCGGCGGCGGAGAAGGCGGGCTCGATCGCCGGATAGGGCGGCATCGTCGCGCCGGGGAAATGGACGACCTTGGCGAACACCGTCCCGGCGTCGCCGGCGAAGGCGAGGACCTCGGCGGCGCTCGGCAGGATGTCGTGCGCCGGCAGGCTCGCGCCGCCCTCGAGCAGATGGGCGAGCGGATCGCCTGAGCGCACGAAGCCGCCGATCCGGTCGCTTTTGTCAAACAGGCCGCCGTAGATCGAGGCGAGATATTGCCCCGGCTTCTTGCCCAGGTAGCGGATATGCGCCGCCGCGAGCGCCCGCGCCTCCGCCGCCACCGCCTCGGCCGCCGGCTTCAGCGCCCGGGCGAGGGCGTCGCGCACGTCGGGGGCGATGCGGTCGAGCCGCGCGGTCAGGCGCGTGTCGTCGACCGAGAACGAGATCTCGGGCATGAGCCGCCCCCGTTAATTGAACGAGATTTTTAAGCCACGCCGACGCCGGCGGCCTCGATGCAGCCGGCGAGCTTGCGCTTCTGCGCGTCGACCCGCGTCAGAACCAGGACCTCGCCGGCCGGCGGCGTCTCGTCGGCCGCCTGCAGCACGACCCGGTCGCCCTTCTGGAGCGGCAGCGGGAAGCCCTGGGCGTCGAGGTCGGCCGCCATGACCAGGATCTGACGGTCGCCCTCGGTGAGGTTGCCGACCTGGCTGGCCGAGTAGCCGGAGGCCGCCTCCTGGGTCGCGTCGGGCGCGTAATTGCGCACGACCACGGTAACGGTCGCCCCGCCGGGCGGCGAAATCGTCACGGCGGGCGGCTGGCCGACCAGCCGCTGGAAGGTGACCGGTTGGCCGGTGGAGGCGATCGCCTGCGCGTAGAGGGCCTGGGCGGAGCTGTCGACCATCAGGCGACTACCGGCGCGCGGTAGCGCTCGAGCTTGGCCTGGACGTCGGGCGGAAAGTCCGTCTCCGCGCCGAGGCCGGCCCCGAGCGCCCAGCTTTGGGCGAGCACGCCCTCGACATTGGCCGAGCGCAACAGCGGGTCGCGCTTGCGCCCGAACCAGCGGGCCTTGACCAGCAGGATCAGCGCGTCGGAGAGGTCTGCCGGCAGCGTCTCGGCGGTGAAGCCGGCCGGATAGACGGCCTGGATCGGGACCGTGTTCCAGCCCCGCACGTAGCCGTCGGCCGAGAGGCGCGACAGCTCGCCGGTCTCCGGGTCGGCGGCGAAGTCGAGGCCTTCCGCCAGCGGCGTCGGGCCGAGGGCCGATTCCGGCTGGAACGGCAGATTGGCGTTTTCGACCACCAGCGCATAGGCCGGCAGCGCCGGCCCGGCGGTCAGGCCGGTCGGGGGCTCGGTCCAGGCGCTCCCGAGCGCGATCGGCGAGGCGTTCTGCAGGGTCTCCGCGCCGGCGGTCGTCGCGGCGTAGACGTTCCAGCCGGTCGCGACCTGGTAGAAATCGGTCCCGGGGGCGGCGACGGAGACGAGCGTGTCGGCCGCCAGCGCGACCGAAGCGGGCAGGCTCGCCGCCGTCTCGCCGGCCGCCGTGACATAGGAGACGCGCGCGGAATAGGCGCGCGCGGCGAGCGAGCCGCCGGAGACGGCAGACAGGGTCGGGGCCTGCGGCGGCGCCGTGCCGGACGGCGACGGCGCAGCGGCGAGCGGCCAACGGGAGAGCTGAAGCGGCATCACCCGGGTCGGCGACTGCCACGGATAGGCGTCGCGCCAGCTCCAGATCTGCTCGGAATAGGTCTGCGCCACCAGCACGCGGTCGCAGAAGGCGTTGGCGGCCGCCGACAGCCGGGTGATCGTCTTTGCGAGCCAGCCGTCGTCGGCGGTCTCGGTCAGGGCGAGCTCGAGTTTGACGTCGGCGAGGGCGACGAGGTCGACCGCCTGGCCGCCGGCGAACAGGGCGGCGGCCGGGCTCACCACCGAGACGATCCGGGTCGGGCCAGGGGCCATCTTCAGGTCTTCGTCCGGTAGCGCTGCCGAGCGCGCGGCTTAAGCGAAGCCTGCCCGGACGCCGCGGCGAGGCCGGCGACGTTCGAGGGCGGGAAGTCCGGCGGGTTCGGCTCGATCGCGCCCTCCGCCTCAAGGCGGGCCGCGACCGCGTCCGGCACCAGTCGGCGGTCGCCGACGTTGTGCGGGATCATCGGCTTCGTGAAGGTCACGTGCTTCATCGCGTCAGGGCCTCCGGGCGGCGCGGCTGGCGCGCCGCCCCGGTTTCGAGCCGCTATCAGGTCGCCGGCAGCGTCTTCTCGCCGCCGAGGATCACGTCCGCGGCGACATTGATCGCCGGCGACGAGCCGCCGGTGAAACCGACGACGGTCGAAACGCGGATGTAGCGGTTGGCCGCGTGCAGATCGACCGCCAGCGCGTTCTCGGTCGAGGCGGCGGTCAGGGCCGGGGTCGCGGCGTTATTGGCCCCGTCCGGCTGGTAGGCGGCCCAGGTCGAGCCGTCGGGGCTGTGCTGCAGCGTCGAGACGACGCTGATCGTTGTTGGCGTGCCCGAGGCGGCGCCGGCGACCTGGTGCAGGAGGGCCGACAGCGGCATCCCGTGCGCCATCCGGTCGATGGTCGCCCCATTGACCGTGCCGGCGCTCGCGGCCTGCGGCGCGACCGACGTCGCGACGGCGATGTAGGCGCCGACGTTGTGCTGAAAGGAGATTGTCATCGCAGGACTTTCGGAAAAAGAGGGGAAAAACAGCGGCGGACCGGATTCGAACCGGCGACTCCGTCCTGCGCCCCCGTGGGGGCCTATCGGACGATTTCTACCCTTGAATTACCGCCGCCAAAGGCTCCGAGGCGCGCCGTCATATAGCGCGCCCCGCATTGCTCTTGTCTTACGAGCTGGCCGGCGCCCAGCGGACGAACTGGATGACCGCGACGGAGGCGTCGTGGCGCATCAGGAAGTCGTGCTCGGCGATCGCCCGGATCAGCGTCTCGTCGTTCTGGAACGCCGACTGCAAGACGGCGTTGGCGTCGTAATAGGCGCCTTCGCGGCTGACCGCGAGCTCGAGCGTCATCGCGTCGAACAGCATCGACTCGGTCATCTCCGCGAGGATCACGAACGAGCAGTCGGTGTTGGTCCCGGTCGCGTCGTAGATGTTCGTCGGAATCTGGGTCGTGGTGAAGACCGGATAGTTCCGCAGCTTGCCCTGGTTGAGCTCGTCGCGGAACACGTAGACGCCGAGCGAGTTCAGCAAGTCGTAGAGGTAGTTCCTCGTGCGCGGATGCATGAACCAGGCGCGCTTCTCCTCCGGCACGTTGGCCGTGTCGAGCTTGTTGGCGGCCCCGCCGAGTTCGGAGACGACCGTCGTCTCGGTGTAAGTCTCGCTCGAGGTGATGAAGTTGCCGCCGCTCGCCGCCGTGGAGTTGGCGCTCGAGGACCAGGCGCCGGCCGCGCCGGCGTTCGCGAGCGCGTAGGCGCTGGCGAACGAAAGATAGCCGCGCGGCGTGTCCTGGGTGCCGTCGCCGGTGAGGAAGGCGAGGTCCTCGCGCAGCGCCATCACCTTGACCAGGTCGTCGCGCACGAAGGCGTCGATCGCCGGATCGGCGTAGCGCAGCAGGTCGTTCGAGATCGGCACCAGGCCCGAGAGCTTCTTGAAGGCCGCGACCAGCGCGCCGGTCCCCTGCTGGGAGGCGGAAATCTTCCTGTCCTCGCCGCCGTAGCTCGCGGTTGCGGCGGAGGTCTGCGCCGGCAGCCTCAAGGTGCCGCGCGGCATCGGCAGGGTGCGCGGGCCGGCGGCGCGCACCCGCGCCTTGGCGCGCAGGATCTCGATATAGTCCGGAATATAGTCGGGCGGGACGAAGAAGCCGCCCGAGGCGCCGACCGAGGCGACCAGCGCCTTCGTGACCGGATGGCTGTCGCCATAGACCTCTTTCGCCATGGCGCGGGCGTTGAGGACGCCGCCGCCGCCGGCGGCGAGCATCTTGACCGCGCCGCCGAGCACGAGGCTCTTCGGCGAGCCGTAGCCCATCTGTTTGGCGACCGCGTCGCTGACATAGGGGCTCGACTCGGCCGCGGCGGGAACCGCGCCGGGCCGGTCCTGGCCGGCGACCGGCTGGGCGCCCTTCGCGGAGAGCTCCTGCGCCTCTTCGGCCCGCTTGATCGCCCCGTCGAGGCCTTCGACCTCGGCCTTGAGCCGATCATATTCGGGTTGGTCTTTCTTCGCGTCGAAATCGGCCTTGGCGGCGAGCGCCGCGAAGGCGTCAAAGGTCGTGGCGCGCTTGGCGCGCAGTTCATGAATGGCCATTGGGGGCCTTCCTTCTTCGGGATGCGGCGTCTCACGACGCTGCGGTCAGCGTTGCCCAAGCGCTCCGGAAAGGGCGTCCGCCTGTCGCGGGAATTCTACGGGTCAGCGCGCCTTGAGGCGCAGGACGTCGGCCTCGCGCTTGCGGCGCGCTGCGGCGAGGGCGAGCTCCTCGTTGCCCTCCTGGTCCGCGGCGTCGGAATCGTCGGTCGCGCCGGGCTCGTCGCCCTCGTCGGCGTCCTCGCCGGGCTTTGGCTTCTTCTTGCCGAGCGCCTTCATGTGCTCGGCCGCCTTGCCCATGTGGCCCTGCAGCTCGTCCATCAGGTCGCGGTTCGACTCGTGGATTTCCGCCGCCTTCTCGTGACAGCCGTCCATCGCCTTCATGCACTTGGCCACGGCGGCGAGGCATTTCAGCGCCTCGTCGCGGTGCTCGCGGTTCTCGGCCGACAGCACCGCGCCGGCCTTGGCGCGCAGCGCTCCGAAGCGCTTGACGACCGGCGCGGCGGCGGAAAGCTCGACGCCGTCCTCGCCGACGACCGCGATCCCGCGACCCTCGAGCAATTCCCGGGTCTCCTCCTCGCTCATCGCCAGGAAGGCGGCGGCGAGAGACGACAGCGCCTCCGCCAGCATCTTCGGCAGGTTCGAGCCGTCCTGCTCGATCGATTCCTCATAGACCGCGCCGTCGTGCATGTAGCCCAGGCGCTGGAGCAGCTCGGCCAGGCAGGCCACGTCCCACAGGCCCTTGCGGACCGCCTTGGCGCGGCGCGGGCGCGCCTGCTTGTCGGCGTCGTCTTTGTCCATCTTGCCCTCGTAGTGGTCGATCACGGCGCGCGCCTTCTCGGCCACGTCGTCGGGGATGTAGGCCTGCGGCAGGCGGGAGGCGGCGGCGCGGATCCCGGACGGCATCGCGGTCAGGCGGCCGTCGACCACCTTGGCGAAGGGGAGCTTGTAAGAGCCCTTCTCCCCCGGCTTGGCCGCGTCATAGGCCAGGAAACCCTTGCGGGCGAAGGTCGAGTCCGGCTTGTCGCCGTCGAAGCCGGCGTGCTCGAAGATCGAGGCCTCGGCCGCCGGGCCGTCCCATTCCGAGCTTGTCGAGGAACCGTCGCCGCCGATCGGCAGGCCGCGGCTCGCGCCGACCTTCCAGGTTGCGTCCGCTTTTGGCGTCGCGTTCTCCAGCGAGCGGCCGACCACCAGCGCCTCGGGGTTGCAGGGGACCGCCACGATGGAGATCTCCATGAGCTCCCACTTCGTGTAGCGGAGGCCGCCGCCCTTGATCGGCTCGGATTCGACCGGCTGAAAACCGATCGAGCCGGCGTTGAGAATCCCCGCCTTGGCGAGGCCGCAATATTCGTCGGCCTTGGCCGAGACGCCCTCGGGCGCGAAGTCGATCAGCGCGTCGACGGCGTCGTCGCCGATGGTCAGCTTCGCCCGGCCGATCGGCTGGCGGGGGTCGTGGTCGGCCAGGATGATCGGGTTGGCCGCGTAGCCCTTGGCGTCGCAGCCCTTGGGGACCATCACGTCGCCGGCGCGGTCGGGCGTCGGCGTCGAGGCGCGCAGCCGGATCTGGCGCGGCCCGAGCGTCTCGTCGGCGACGACGGCGGCGGCGGCGAACTTGCGTTTCATTTCCCGCCTCCCTGCTCGGGCGCTGCGGCGTCGGCCGCGCCCTGCGTCGTGTCGGCCGCGTCGACGGGCGCCGCGTCGGCGTCAGACCCCTCGCCGCGCCCCGCGCGCCGCGCATAGGCGGCGAGGCGGCCGAGTTCGGCCTTCACGTCGTGCAGGGGGCCGTGGAGCGTCGGCAGGCGCGCGATTTGGCGCTCGAGCGCCGCCAGCCAGGCCTCGAAACTCATCCGCTCGTTCATTCGTCGTCCTCGTCCTCGCTTGCCGGCTTCGCGCCCTGCGTCGCGTCGGCGGCCGGCATGTGCGGCCCCTCCCCGGCGGCCGGACGGCCGGCGCCGTCCCCCGCCGCCCCGGTGATGTCGGAGCCGGCGGAGGCCATGTTGACCGGCCGGAGCAGGTCGTCGCCGCCGGGCTTCGGCGGCAGGCCCTCGCCGGCGCGGAACTCGTTCGGCGTCATCATCGACGTCAGGATGCCGATGCGGCCGGCGTTGTAACGGGCGGTGATGTCGGCGCGCAGCAGCACCGTCTCGTCCATGTCGACCTCGAGCTCCTGCTCGCCGAGGCCGAAATAGTCGGCGAATTTCTGCTCCCAGCGGTGCAGGTCCGGCATCACGGTGTTGTTGACGTAATCCTGATTGACCTGGTCGACGTTGATCCCGCGCATGAGCTCGGCCCCGAGCTTGTGCGGCGGCACCCGCCAGAAGCGGGCGATCTCCGGCACCGAGAACTGGCGCTGCTCGAGGAAGGCGAGATCGGCCGCGGTCAATTGCAGCGGCTTCGGCTCGATCCCCTCCTCGAGGATGACGGTGTTGCCGGTGTTATTGACCCCCTGCGCGACGTCGTTGAACTGCTGCTTGAGCCGCTTGCCGGCGGACTCGGTAAGCCGCGTCTTAACCAGGAGGGCGAAGGAGGGCCGGGCGCCGTTGCTCATCCAGCGGCTGGCCTGCTGCTCCTGGCCCATGGCGAGGCCGATCGCGTCGCGCGCCGCGCCGATGGTCGACAGCCCCATCAGCGAGTTGA